GGAAGGACGTCCGTTAATTGGCGAACCAACTCCGTATAGTCTGCACCGATCCGAGACCACCATCAGGTTAGTCAACGAGAGATTTGAGCAATGGGGCATCCATGTTCGATTGCGACTCGTCGGCACCTTTGCATCTAAAAGTCCGGTCGCTCTCTCGTATCACCAATACATCGAAGATGGTACCATACCACCTGCTGACTTCATTGCTAACAATCAATCAGCTGGTGCAGGTTACTGTGGTTTTGCTGGACAGACCGCCCATTTCCGTGACCATAAACGTAAGAATCACTACCTGACCTTCCATAACGGTTGTAGCACTGACACATGGTTACACGAGATGGGTCACTCTATCGGTCTGGGACACGGACCACAATCAGAAAACCCAGGTGGCGGTGCTACCTTCCCTGACTTTGCTCAAGGAACAGGTGGTGGTAGTGTGTGCGGACCAAACTATGACATCATGACATATGGTGGTGGTTGGAACAATAAGTCATTCACCAGTCCATACGTTGATTGCGAGAGACACTATCCAGACAAGTACAAGCAGTATCACGGCACCCCAAGTGGTGACACGACACACTCTGCGACTGGATATGCTATCAACCGTATCCGATACGATGTCTCCCTTGTCCACGACGAGTGGGAACACCCAGAAGCAACAGACAACCCACTAGAGGCAATGTTTGATCCTGACTACAACGAACCAGTATATCAGGTGATTTATGACTAAGATCTTACTCCCGTTAATTGCTGCGTTGTTCCTTGCCAGTTGTGATAGTAGTCCTACCTCTAAAATGGGATCGGACGACTATTACTTCGAGGGCAAGGAGTATACTCTCATCGACCAGAAATACACCTTTGTCGTTGTACCTAACGAGAAAGAGTGGAATGCTCTGGCAGACAAGTATGTCGGCATCCCTGGAAAGGACTTGGGTGCCTTCAGTCGTTTGCGTTTAAACAGAGCATCACCAACACTCGAAGGATCTGAGTGTGTAGTGTATATTCGTGACCCGAACTGGGTTTACGAACCGGAATTCATTGGTCACGAAATCATACATTGTCTGTATGGCAAGTGGCACCCAAATCAGAGAGGCAAAGGATGATGCGTCTTATACCAATAGCAGTTTTACTTCTGACTATCGCAGGATGCGACAAGTCAGACAACGATAACTCAACAGCACCAGTCACACCAGTTGACCCAACTCCAGTGACTCCAGTGACTCCGGTTATTCCTGTCGACCCAAACCCAGAAGAGGGCACAATCCTGTCCACCGAGTGCGAAGAGACAACTCAGGTTGTTGAAATCGCAGACGGTAACGGTGGTTCCACTTTCGAACGAACTGAAAAGTCGGAAGAGTGTGGATATGTCGAACCAGAGGTGGTCGTCGAAGTCGTTCGCAGAGAGGGAGACTACTTTAAGGGTGCCTTGATCTCTGTAACAGGGGATGCGGAATGGGACTACTCAGTCGAGGCAGGCAACGTGACTGTCACTGACGAAGGTCTTGAGATTACCTCTGACGGTCGACTCGGTGTTTGGAATGTCACCATCAACGACAAGGTGTATCAATACGAGTTTATCGCACCACCATTGTGCGAGAAGACATTTATTGACACTTATAACGCGGTGGACTGTCTCGGCAACTCAATTGGTCCTCGTTCTGCCAATATGATCTATTACGGAGAACCACAAGAAGACCAACAAGTGGTAACCATCGAACTTGGCATCGCAAGGTCAGCATCTCGATGCGATGAGAACTGTGAAGACGGTTCTATAGTCCCAGCAGACCACCCAGATAGGGTGAGAGTGGTCGAGGCACTCGAAGAGGCAAATGCATTCAATGAGAAGCATGGCGTCTATATCCGATGGGAACTGACCGAGATGATATGGTTGGCACCATGGTACGATGTGTACTCATTTGGTCCATCAAAGTTCCTGACTGATATGTCTGACGTTGTGTATGGGTGGGGCGGTTCTGGTGGCAACGGTGGTCAAGCATTTATGCCATCTTCCATCTATGAAGGCATGCGCACCCCAACCCCTGTCGGCACCGTCATGGGTGGTAATGGAGGAACCATGATGCACGAACTGGGACACGCAATGGGTCTTGGACACGGTGTTTGGGGCATACCAGATTGGCAAGGTCCAGTCCTCGACTCTCTCGGGATGCAAGGTGGTAGTATCTTCCCTTGGTTTGGTCATGGGTGGGACGGTAGAAACCCGAACGGAGTCTGTGGTACTCAGGGATCAGTCATGTCCTATGGTTCTTCTGCTATGTGGTCAAACTCTCTGATCAGTTGTGACGACCTCGGATACCCAGCAGGGAGATTCGGAGACGATGCAGGGTCACGATACCACAGTGACGAAGCATATCACCTGAATCGAATCCGATACTCATACTCTCTGATCCACAACGAGCATAAAAATGCTCAAGCATATAAACCTGAAGTTGTGGAAGACGAAGAGTATGACAGAGGCACCCTAGTCAATGACTGAGGCAATTAGTTGACCTTGCTTTGTCAACCTGTATGAGTAGAATAGAGTGTATGTGGAGAAAACTTTACATTATGGTGGTACCAGTGGCGATCGTTTCAACGGTCGTCACTGACACCCACGCATTCGCCGGTGGGTTCTTCGGACAAGTACATCCTTCCCTCAGCATCAACGTAGACGACACACCATTCGTCGATGCCACTGAAGAGATGGTGTTCACTCGTTCAGAAGGTAAACTCCTCGTAGAGAATCCACTCGAAACTCCTGTTGTCTGCCTCATAGGTAAGACCAACCATCCTCGTGGTAAATCTCCCTCTCTCACTGGTATGAAGAGACGAGGTGGGTATCACACCAAGAGAGATGCAATTAGATTGAATCACATGTCTGGTCATTGGGCATTTAAGATCGAACCACAGGGTTCCAGTCTGCTGCACAATGTAATGGTCCACCAGATTGGAACTCTACAGTGTGCCGCTGTCGACTATGTGATTGAGAACAGATGTACTCCAGGTATGAACATAAATGCCTGTGTAAAGCAAGGATTAATGTAGTATAAATAAGGTAAATATGAAAATAAATATATATGATGGGACAAGGATGTACCATGACTAAGGATAAGAGCAACGCAATAAAAGAGGCATTGGTGGACACCAGCATCGGGACTATGATCTCTCTCCCGCTGAACTTCTTCCTCGCATCTCTTGCAATAACACTTGAGTGGTCGGCAACAGAGATCACCTTCTACTTTACATCATTCTTCTTCGTCCTAGCAGTCGTCCGTAAGGTTTATATTCGTCTACACTTTGCAAGGAAGCAATCAGATGAAGTTAAGAACAACACTTAGAATTCTATCAGCACTCTGTTTCTGGATACCATGCGCATTCTTTATGCTTGTCTACTCTATGTTCTCCTCACATCCGGATGTGAATCAACCTCCGTCGGTGTCGGGATCAGAGACCTCGACGAAGATCATCTGACCGAATGTGTCCTCTCGAGGCATGTAGCAAGCAACGCCGAGTGTGTTTTCGAACTCACCATTGAGAAAGACCTATAATGACGCCCGAAGAACAACAATTCCGCGAACTGTACCCTAATATTGACACTCTCATAGAGCATTCCCCACTCCGCGCCCGTTTCTTACTCCTCTCGTGGTTGTATTATACATCACAGAAAGAGAACAAACCAGTCTCCAAACCATAATTCCGCCAACTTTGTTATCAATATCACTCCTATAGACAATTATAATTGTCGATAACACTCCTATAGACAATTATAATTGTCGATAACACTCCTATAGACAATACTCTAATAGACATAGAAGAGTATATTATAAGAGAGAAATAACAAAATAAGAACAAATAATGGTATATTTCCTGTAGAGAACACACATCTCGTATGACTCCCAATATGAGTCCTCCAGACGCCTCTAAGACGTCTCTCCATAGTAACAATAATAGAAGAATAACCTGTATACAACAGGGATACCATCGCTCGTGATGTGTCTCTCGAACCCTCCTACGAGTCGATATACCGATACAAATACCATAGAGAAAACGTGTAATCTGCTGATGCACACCTATACTCTCCTCTATAGAGCGATATAACTCGTGGTGGTCTGTTGTCACCCCTATCCTCTTCTAATATGCCAACACCATCGTGCCACCCCCTACTGTAAGTCATTGATCTCCCACACCTTTTTACATTTGTCTTTGCTCCCTCTATAAGAGATAATAGTCTTTCTGATGAGGGAAACACACAATATGACAAATGCTTTTGATATGGTAACTCCTGAGAAGATTGAACGTCGACTCACTGGTTGGTCTACTGATGAGTGGATGAACACTCGAGCAAACTATGCTGAATACCTTGCTGCGTTTGGTCCTGAAGCAACCAAGACTTTCCGTCAGTTTGCTTATGGAATTGCTGCTCAAAATGAACTCGTATGCCGCTATGAAGGAGTGTAAGTAATGAATTTTCGTAATGCTGTAGCAGAAGAGTTTCGTCGTGCGGTGAATGATCCGTCGAATATCGTGGATGGAAGTCCTAACTTTGACTTTGTGGAGGCAGATGTGATGTGCGAATTCACTGTCGACACTGTGATCGAGAACATGGGTTCTCTGGAAGTGTTCTTTAAGTACTGTGCGGAACTTGCTGATCTGCACATTTCTCTTCAGGAGGCAAAGTAATGAATGATCTCTACACACTCTTGACTGTCCGTGACGAGTTAGAGCTCGCGAGGAAGTTCGCACAGTCTAACGCTCGCGAGCAACGGTCTGGTCTACAGGCAGCAATGGACATAGTGCAGAGTGCTATCCAGAAGGAACTGGACGAACAGGAGAAGATGGCACAGGCATTTGGGGAATGAGGCATCTAAATAGTCTCTTCCAAGAAGAGATGTTTGTCAATGAACCGTAATGACGACTGCTGTAGAGATCTAAAATACCTGAGGGAACTGCTTCAGTTGCGCATTCGTGTGCTCGTTGGGGATGGGAAGATAACACCACCTCCACATACTCGTGTGCGTCTGGAAGTGTTACGCTCTGTCGTAGAGGAACTCAATGTTCTTTTAGAGAAGAGAATGTAAGTTGTTGATTTCGTTCAACATTATTACATTTGTCTTTGGTAGTGAATTGTACGATAATAGTCTTGTAGGTTGAGGAAACAACTGGATCCGTAAGGACTAAACTAACTGCATGTTTCCGAGTCGACTGGAACCCTGAAAGGGTTAGATTGAACTGAACGACCCAACCTACTCTGGAGAGAGAAATGAAGCAGAACGAAGACGACATTGTAGCTGGTTTAATCGTTATGGTTATACTCGGAACAATCCTTGGAGTAATGCTGGGACTCTCTGTATGATCACCACTTCCGCATTAACCGCACATCTCGAGGGAACGTTTGAAGCACGACTCGAGATCGCACAACGGAACTGGAAACGTTCCCACACTGAGGAGCATCGTATTGCTCTCCAGCATGCAAGAGAAACATATGATACCATCTTTGGTATCCTCTACGAATTCGATGAAGCAAACACAGGAAGATAAGTTATGAGCACCAATGTTGACAGTTTCTACTATAAGACTCCTCTCCACACTCGCATGACTCGTTGGGCAGAGAGCGGTAAGGCAACGAAGATCGCACTCCACCCACAGGACTACTATGTTCTGTCCGCACGTAATCTCGTAGAGAAGATGGAAGAAGAATTTAAACTCCCTATCACCTGTCTGGGTGGAGAAGAGTCCTTGCGTAAGTGGATCAAAGAGTCCATCGACCGTAGCAAAGAAGAAGATTGATGGGCACCGGATCTCTAATCGTGGTGGGGATAGTGGTCGGGAGTTTCTTACTCACGATCATTCTCTCTCACCTTATTGCAACTCTCGGTAATGGAATATCAGGACCAGAAGATGACAATGATTGAATATCTCCACAGTTTATCCGTCACCGAGTTGTTGGACATATTGATCGCACTCGGTCTAATATCAATACTGTTGATCACTATGGTGATTATACGACAAGGTCTCATTAGAGATAAGTTGGATGAAGTTCCTCATCTAATTGCAACAAGCAATACTGATGAAGATGGAGAAGAGAAAGTAATCCACTGTTGGGAAGACCACCCAGATGCACCATTAGAGTGTATATGCGCAAGTGGTAAGAAAGAAGCAGGGGAACCATGCGTTCTGAATAGGCACTAAGATGGAAACAAAAGAATTAATGGATCTGTTAACATTCGCAATGGTAATCTGTAGTACAGGTGCTGTCGCTGAGTGGTATCTTACGAGGGATCAGTAGATGGGATGGTTTCTGTGGATGGTAGGTGTCTGTGTAGCAGCAGGTGTCTATGGTGGATGGGAGATGGGTGCTATGTATGCTGCGGCATTCGTGCTGTTCATCTATGCTGCGAGTCGTGGATGAAGACTGAACCTAAATGGGTTGCCAAATACATCGACCGCAAACGTTGGAAGACGAATGGGAAGAGAACAGATAGAGAAGGCAATCCCATAACATTCCATCTAAAGACAAAAGATATAAGATTTCTGTTAGAGGAAGCAGGCATAGAGTATACTGATGTGGGAGGTGGCAGTGACCAATACTGTCTGGCAAGAGATAATGATCTCGGTTCCTACACCATAGGCAACTGTCGGTTCATTACTAATAGAGAGAACACGAGGGATGCAATGCGCATCAAGGCAGGAGGGTGACCCCCTCCGTTGGTTTTTACGGGACTCCTACGGTTTATGGGGTAAAGGTTTAGGATCCCCGACAATGCGACACGGACCACGCCGGACTACTCGCAGACTACTCGCAGACTGACCCCTCCCCCTAACCTCCATGATGTTTGAAACGGATGGATTAAAAAAATTTTTTACGAGAAAAATACCTCCTTCGAGAGGTTGCTATATGAATCCAGTTGTGTATACTAGAGTCTATATGGTAAGGAGAAGATAATAATGTTTGACTGCGATCTACCCCCGAGTCGTCCTGCACTACATGGGCATAGGGATGTCCTTGTGCACTTCATGTACGGAGAGACTCCTACTCGTTTTCGCATATATGAGAGTATGTACGATAGAGCAAAGGATGTCTTCTATAATGAAGACTCTACGTTCCGATATATCGTAGCATATGAGTTCCAACTCGTTACGAACAAAGACGATATTGATGAGTGGGTTGTTTCACCCCACAAGACTTACATCAACCTACAGGCAATCTGTTCAATGAAAGTCATAGGATCCAACTCATGAGTACCGAAGATGACTCTGATGGTAAGGTAATATCTCTCGACGAGTTCCGACTCAAGCACAACACAAACCCGATGGAAGAGTATGAACCAGTAGACTGGAACGGGTTGTTAAGTGGTGAATACGACATTATGCTGGAGAACCTAAAAGGATTGCTAGGTGAGATACAGGATGATGAGATGCCCACCTACAGAGATTGGATCTCTCTATCTGCAGTGCTTGGTGTATTATCCGACACCTTAGACCACCTCTATGCTAATCAGGCAGTACAGTATGATAACGAACTGTATAATGCTGCTAATCAGATACGACAGTACACTACTGCCATGCAGGAGTTCGTACGACCCCATACTACATTCACGGAAGAGGAGTAACACATTATGACACCGCGAGAAGCACTATACCATCTCGTCATCGAATTAGGTCCAGTCCCGAACACGACTCGCAACGACAATCTCTCTCCGAAGGAGATCCGTCTTCGAGACTCGGTCGATGTGCTCAAGAACCTCATCGTCGAATCAGAGTCAAATACATCCCTTCAGAGTGAGGAAACAGACGACCCTATCGAAGCCGATCGATCAGACCTCATGGCATATTACTGCTCAGAGGCAAGCAAGCACTGATCAGTGTGACTACAGCACGTGGTGGGTTTTTTAGACAGAAACGCAGACCGGCAGAGTCGGCAGGGAGAAATAGGTAATATGTCACAGAGTAGGAAACAATGGCAAAGAACACGAGAGTTTAAGATGGAGAATGGTGACCTGATCACTCTCACAGAGAAAGTAAAGCAGTGGCACTATGACCGGAACCTTATTATTAAAGGTGCTACAGATAAGGATCAGTATATGAAACTGATTCAAGAGGCAGGAGAGTTATCTGATAATATCTGTAAGGGAAATGATATACGAGATGACATCGGAGACATGATGGTCGTCCTCATCAATATTGCTGAACGCAATGGTGTGACAATGACCGCGTGCCTTGATCAAGCATGGGAAGACATTAAGGATCGGAAAGGGCACCATGGTTGACGGAGTCTTCATCAAGGAGTCCGACAATCTACCAAGACTACCCGATGACTGGGTGGAGTCTGGTGTCAAGGTTGCGTATTGGGAACCCACACCTGAACAGTTGGAGTTGGACCTTGAACCAAAGGGTTATACTCATGTCTATAAGAACACAATAGGTGGATCAACCAAATACTGATGATCACACTCGGAGAATCTATCGGAGTATTTGATGACGTCGTGTCACGAGAGTGGTGCGACGATGTCATTTGCATGTTCGAAAAGAAGATTACCGAAGCAGAGGGTCTACGCAAGGGTGATCCCGACGAGGATGTCAAGGGAGTTCTCTTTCGATCTAATGAGAAACGCATAGATGTTGCGACTGGGATGCACAAGTACCAATCTATGGCGAGTCGACGAGAAGAGTTCTACACTGCACTTGAACCTGCCTTTGAATTGTACATGCGGTCCATCACTGGGCAAGACAATAAGTCTTGGTGGGGAGACTTAGAGGAGATCGAGACCAAACTCCAACGCACACTTGCTGGTGGAGGGTTCTGTGTTCCTCATTTCGAGCAAGGCAACGACTCAGAGTGCGCACGACGATTTGGAGTCTACAGTCTCTATCTGAATGACCTACCTGAGCATTGCGGAACCGAGTTCCCCATGCACAATGCCATCCTCACTCCCAAGGCAGGACGTCTTGCGATCTGGCCAGCAGCATACACCCACCCCCATATGTCCTCTCCCGAGACTGGACCAGACCAAGTATATCCTCACAGGGTGGTTCGTCTACCACATTCAGGGAAGCAACCGGCAGGTTCCCAAGACGTAAGTTGTTGTTATCATTCAGGTTCTTTAATTTGTCTTTGCTCACTTTTTGCGAGATAATAGTCTCATAAGTTAAGGAAATGAATATGGTAGTAACACTGAAGCACGTAGTTTATGAAGTCTCTGTAATGAAGAACGGGAAGATGCGTCCCCGCACACTCCACAAGAAGGAGTTCCCTGAGACTTTTCGCTTCCCTGGAGATATAATCTTCATCGACGTCAACGGTCAGCAACGACCAGCATTAATCAAGAGTGTGAGTTAATGGAGTTCTTTACTGTAAGGGTCGACCCCACTAGCATGGGTCGTCTACATAACTACTTTGCCACCGACGACTGGGATACAATGCACCAGTCCATGGAGTTGATACTGTTGATGGGTGCAGATGATCCCGTCTACGGAGAGATGTGGATTAAGATATGACAACGACTCATGTAACTTCCAAGAAGAAAGGTGCCGACTGGTATATCAAGTGGTTGTCCACCATCCTCATCCTGACCAGTGTGGCATTCCGTTCTGCTGGACCAGAGTACCGAGAGTGGGACATCACCATAGGGTTCATCGCAACTATCGGGTGGACATCTGTCTCCATCATGTGGAACGACCGAGCACTCATCCTCCTCAACGGAGTCATGGGTTGCCTGTTGGGTTCATCACTAATACAAATCTGGTTCTGATATGGAAGTAAGTGAAGAAATCAAGATTGCAATACAGATACTGATCTTCGGGTTGGTTGTGGTTGCACGTCTACACATGACCTCTCACCTCGCTCGGAAACGAGTCTGGGGATTCTCTATGAATTGCTTTGCCGGAATATGCTACTGTGGTGTCATGATCTACTCAGGGTTGTATATCCTTGCGGCAATGGATCTGGTCATCATGTGTCTGGATGCACGTGGTGTGAAGAACAACCTGCGTGATGTCGAAGACGGTCTGTTCCGTCAGTCAGAACAGGACTGTGACCATCCGAACTAGCATCCTGCTCCTCGTCCTCCTTGCCGGTTGTGGTGAACCCATGACCAGAGGTGAGGCAAAGTACCGAGTATGTGCTGGATGCCACGAGGGTGGCATAGGACCAAACCTCCGAGGCAGGGACGTCGCCGACTCCCTGCGATCCTTCCGAGATGGAGAGGGCAATCCTCTCATGCAGTCTCAGGCAAGTAACCTGTCCGATCAGGACATATCCGATATATCAGAGTATCTCCTAACCTATTGATTCTATTCAAGTTTTCACTGTTGTCTTTGGTACTGGGTTGCGGGATAATAGATTCAATGGTTAAGGAGATTGATATGGAACTGGATTTTGATACCGCTGTTGATAAGTTGCTTGATGCCGCTGCTACCGACTTTGCTCAATGGAAAGCAAGAGGAGAATATGGTAGTGCCAACGACTTCGAAGACTTCCGAGAGAACATCTACCGCGACGGTGGTCGTAAGTACCTCCGCATCACCAAGAGTCAAGGTGGTCAGCAGATGCGTCTGGGGTTTCGTCGTGTTAGCAGACGGTCCAAAGTTCAAGTGTGGTGACATCCTGAAGGCAGCATCTTGGGCAGCACCCGCCACCTAACAAAGCACGCGGCAACATCTTCGAAGAGTATGATGTTCGCTGGACCGGTCCAAACTACCTGTAAGGAGAAATGGTATGATGCAATGTTACTTCACCGAGCGCACTGACCCGAGAGCAAATGCTCGAGACTGCACCCTGTAAGACCATCCACTGGGACTGACCCCTTCAAGGTGATCAAGAAGGGTCGTGGTATCTTCGACGAGCACGGATACAAGTCAGGGTACACCTAAGAACCACCGAGACGAATTCGGTATGGCATATATCTGGTCAGAAGCGCAGACAAGATGTTTGTGCGCAAGCATGGGACGACCCCACTGTGAAACTAAAGATTCTAAGAGAGACCACGAACTTCACCAAGGTGGAGTACACCGTACCCAAACACGACTATCTGGTCGAGGGTGGACATGGTGGTCGGTTGGTCGCATACCGCAAGCAAGGCAGTGACGTCTGGGAGAAGTTCTCCAGACTGGCACCATTCAGTAAGAAGCACCGTTCGTTCAAGGAGTTGCGGGAAGAGATTCCTGTCGAGTTCGTGACTCCGGTTGCTTCAAATCCATGGGACAATAGATCCTACAATTCATTAGAGGCATTCATGGCATGAAAGTAGTCGTAACCAAACCACCAGCAGCGAGTCTAGTCTGGTATGAGCACGCCGTCGGGCAGATCTTCGAAGTTATCTACGAGACTCCGTCAGAGTATTATGTCCGCACTGGTGACAATATGAACACCGGCAACTTTATCCAAAAGACTGACGCAAAAGTCTTGTTGAACGATTAATCGAGAAGGAAATTTATCATGGCAACAGCAAAGAAGAAAGTTATCCCATCACCAGTCGATGTAGTAGGTCGCAAGGTGTCTTGGTCTCCTGCGAAGAACAGTGACCGTCTCTACGGTGAAGTGATTAAGGTGTACTACAAGATGGGTGCCGACCCTCGATACCCCAAAGGTTCTCAGGGTTACAAGAATGGCATTCGTAAGTTATTTCAGAAGATGTCAATCATTCTCGGGGACGGTCGAGTACTAAATATCTCCTCGGAAATGGAAGACTTGCGCGCAATCGGTATGGTTGCGGAGTCAAATAACGAGGACTAACATGCGCTGGATCACACTTGGAACATCACTCTCCATTGCTGGAGTTGCTGCTTGGTATAGTATAGCAGGTCTCATAGCAATCTTCTCTGGGTCGGTAGTACCGATCGCCATCATGGGTGGAGTACTTGAGGTTGGCAAGTTGGTCACTGCTGCATGGTTGCACGCCAACTGGACAGTGAGTCCTTGGTGGATGAGAGGGTATCTGACATCGGCGGTTATTGTGCTGATGTTGATAACTTCTCTGGGCATCTTCGGGTTCTTATCCAAAGCACACCTCGAGCATTCGATACAGTCACAGGGCGGTAACGAGATCGCATCCGAGGCACTGGAAAGAAGGATCGAAAGAAAGCAACGGGTCATCGACGATGCGGAGACTGTGCTGTCCCAGCTGGACGCGCAGGTCCAAACGCTCATCGACTATGATCGTATCCGTGGCAAAGACGGGGCGATGGCAGTCCGGAAGGAACAGAAAGAAGAACGGGCAGAACTCAACGCCCAGATTGATGAGGCGACTGACGAGGTTATTACGCTCAACAAGCAGTTGGACTACGGCAAGCAGAAGCAGTTGCAGATTGAGGTCGAGGTTGGTCCGCTCAAGTATATCGCAGAACTGATATACGGAGAGGAGAACGCAGAGGATAACTTCGACAAGGCAGTGCGGTTCGTCATTATGCTTCTGGTGTTTGTATTCGATCCACTGGCAGTTGTCCTGCTCCTAGCGGCAACAACCGAGTTTCGTAGAGAACAGACCAGCAAGATGTTCTATGACGACGGCAACCTGAAGGTCGACCCGAACAATGTGGTGACCGTAGACGATCCCCTGCCTGTATTTGTAGAGACGGTAGAAGAAGTTGAAGTCGAACTGGACATACCAGAAGACGAAGAACTGTCTGATTATGAGACAATTGTAGTTGAGGACGACATAGCAGATCCGACCGAAGTTGTCCGCAAGCACGAAGAAGGATGGTATACCCAAGGCGGTACACCTAATGGTTGACTTTGAGTAACAATTGAGCGAGAATTATATTATGAATATCTTCCCCATAGAATACGACGCCAAGGGCAGACCCTGCCCTATCGAATCAGCAAGAGTGCAGTGCGATCAACACGCACAGAAGATGTACCTTGAGTCTGCCCAGATGCTGTCCACTGCCCACCGCCTGCTTGACGGCACGGTGGGGGTTGTCCCGAGCACGGACAAGCAAGGCAACATGGTCTACCTCAAGTCGGGCAAACTCCGTGTCAAGAAGCACTGGAAACTCGACGACGAGCGCGAGACTGAGATGTACTTGGCAGTCCACCCCAAGCACCCAACCACTCTCTGGACTATGGAGTCTGCTGAGAACTACGACTGGCACTATGCCCACTTTGTAGAACTTCTCAACGAGTTCGAGCGTCGCCACAAGAAACTGCCCAAGACAGCAGTGATGAAAGAGATACTGGCACGTCGACCTGACAACATCCCCAATGTTCCGGCAACCCCAATCAAACTCGCAATGGCACAATTTCCACATTGCGTGGTGCGTGGACCCGACGGTGTCATCGACGTGGTAGAGTCTTACAGGAACTTCTATATAGAGGACAAGAAGAGATTTGCAACTTGGAACAAGGGTAGGTCTGCACCAAGTTGGTGGGCAACCCAAGGAGTGAGATGATGGTAGATATGAAGGAAGTGAAGGAAACTCTGAGCACCAAGGCAGAGGAGGCAATGAAACGTCCCCTCGATGAGAACCCAGTTGACCAAGTCATTGTCAACAAACTCCCCGACACAGACAACGAAGAAGTAGACAAAGTCTATCAGGCACGTTGGGTCTGGTATCATACCCTCCTAGCACTGGAACTGTTCTTCACGAATCTGTTCCTGTTTATTTTAATTATCATAACATTGGTGAAGTAATGTCAGAGTACAAGAAGGGTAACACGAAGTTGTTTAACATTCGTGTCCCAGAATACCTCCACGGTCAATTCAAAGAAGTCGCAAAGGAAGAAGGTGTCTCCATGGCAAACCTCCTGATCGGGTTCATGGAGAGAGTAGTCAACGGGGAAGAAGAGGCAATCGCAAAGTCAAAGCAGAATGCCGAATTCGATCCACTGGCAGACATCCGTACCCAATACCGAAAAGGAGATGACTTCTGATGGCGAAGAAGACCGAGATAGATTACAAGTACAGTGAAGACCGCATCCTCGAAGAACTCAAGGCATATGTCGATAAGACATACGGTGAGCACTACTCTAAGAACAAGTTCCAAGCAACCGAGTTCATCATCGACGGTGGCCACGGAGAAGGTTTCTGCCTCGGTAACATCTTAAAATACACCCAGCGTTATGGCAAGAAGGCAGGCAAGAATCGTGCTGACCTGATGAAAGTTGTACACTATGCCATCATCGCACTGCACGTCCACGACCTCGGTCTGGAAGATGATTAATCATTTCGAGTTCAGGAATCTCTGGCCAACTCCTCTGTTAAAGACTCGGGTCGACCTGCCTCACGAAGAAATCTCAGAGTATGTCAGAGAAAAATTCTCTGGGTGGGATGAGTACACCAGTTTCTACAACGAAGAATTCAACGAGCATACCAAGAAAGGGTTGCCGTATCGGCAACTCATGGAACGTGCTATGACAAGAGGCGGGGATCTGTTTCTGAAGGAAAGAAACTATAGTGTCCCAGAGGAGAAACTATCCTATTGGTTCTCTGTCTACAACCACTCAGACGACCACTGTCTACACACCCACCCCCAATACTCTCATTGCCGGAACATACTACCCGTATGCCGATGAGAAAAGTTCTCCTATCCGATTCCGGTCACCCACTCTGGTTACTCAGATGCACTCTGAACCGAGGATCGAACCAGAGGATTTGTTCCACGTTCACCAACCCAGCACCGGTGACATGCTCTTCTGGCCAGCATGGTTAGAGCACGAAGTGCGACCCCAGAAAGAAGTGGAAGACGGCAAATCCAGAATCGCAATCTCCTTCAACTTCGGTCGATGCTAAGTCACTGATTCTATTCAGGTTTCTTACATTTGTCCTTGCTCCTCAAATATGAGATAATATCTCTTTGTGACTGAGGAGTAGGGTTTAATGTTCGGAGTCGACGTCGAAAAACGAGCACGACTGGGCACGATCAGTAGGAAAAGACTGGACCCAGCAGACCGCATCGGACGCATCCGAGACATCCACATCTATGCCAAAGACTTTGTCTTCTATGACGACTCCTCGGAGTATGCGGGTAAGCAGGTCGAGGTCTTTCTCTTTGACGAGTCGTACACTCGTCGAATCATGACCATGCAGTTGAAGAGGCAGGTGGGAGACACCTACTCTGTGGAGATGGTCAACGTCGACTCCAAGTACCAAGGTTTCAAACTGGCACCCAAGATCTACAAGAAATTAGTTCAACGGGGGATCACCCTCGTCACCGGAGGGTTGCAGAGCCGAGGAGGGCAGTATATCTGGTCTCAGTTGGTAGGCACCAAGGGTATCCAGATGTCCGCATTCAAACTGTGGACTCGAGAGGTCTCCCCGCGTCCTCCACGATGTCTATCGAAACGAGCACGAGAACAGGGTCGAGGTCGAGGGACACGACGCATGGAGTCTGTCGGACTATAACCGATGGGGATTCGTGATGACCAAGGCATCGTAAGTTGTTGATTTGTTTCAGTTTATTTAATTTGTCGTTGGACCTGAATTGTGAGATAATAGTCTCATAGGTTGAGGAAACAACCAAACGTTTTAACTAAGGAGAATATATTATGAAAAAGTCAATCCTAGCATTAGCAATCGCGTCTACCTTGTCTGCTCCAGCATCTGCCGGTTTCAGTTTCGGGGACCTTGCCGATAAGGCAAAGAGCATCGGAGGAGATGTCCTCGAAGTGGCAGTAGATGCCGCAGCACAAGTCTCTGAGCAACAGTCTGGACCTGCTCTTCCTGCGGTGATCACCAAAGATCAGGACTGCACTCCTTATGTAGATTACTCTGAAAAGTATTCTCAATGCCGTGAGCAACGTAGCATCGCGATGAAGCAGTATCAAGAAGATCAACGTGCGGCAAAATCGAAGCAACGAGCAGAAGCAGAAGCAAATCGTCAAGCAGACCTAGCAGCACGGGAAGAAACCCGACGCAATGCTGAAATCGCTCGTGAGCAAGAGAAGCAAGATAGAGTTGCAAAGCAGGAAGCACAGAAGAATGCTGACCAAGCAAAGGCACAATCGCACATCGACTCTTTGACTTTGATGTCAAAGGACGAACTTGCTGCTTCTCTTGAATCTGGAATCCCTGGAAGAGTCGCTTCTGATGACGCTTCTTTTGATATCGGATTTATCGTCAAGATTGATGGAGTGCAACTCTCCAAGGACTACAGGTTCAAAGGTGAAGTTGTTTGTTTCGACGAGTGGGACGATCAAGTCGGTCGCGTCGTCGATGTGACTGGTGATGTGGTCTTTGACACGTCCGGTCAAATGGAGTTCAACTTTGGTTCGACACAGAATGTTGAGCAAAAGAAGTTCGCCGGAACTTGGGTTGTCTCTCAGTGGAACATAATGCATATGGGTATCACCTACCAGACGTCTCTGGAAATCGTTGAGTGCCGATTTGATTCTCTCCGTATCAAGTAAGTTGTTGATTCTATTCAGGTTCCGACGCTTGTCGTTGGACCTGAATTGCGTCATAATATCCTTTGAGTTGAGGAGAAAGATATGTCAAAAGATTTAGTAGAAGCAGCACGGTTGATCAACGAAGAGATCAAGTGGGCAGATATGCACCAAGATGAAGAAGCAGTTGCCGGACTGGTTGCTGCTCTGAACATCGTTGAAGACCTAATGACTTTGAGAGAGTTGGAAGCGGCACAGGAAGTCGCGGGACAGGCATGAAAGAGTTGATCAAGATTCGTGACAGACTAAGCGACGAATACAAGCACGCTGTTGACACCATGGATACCTATGGTGAAGCAGATGGTCTGTTCCTCGCTATCAAGATGGTAGACGAGCAGATTGATGCTCTTATAGAGCAAGCGGACTATCGGGCAGCAGCAGTATGAAGCACGGTTCCATGACTCACGACTTCACTGGTCGCAAGATCAAGAAAAAGAAACCTACAGGAGAGGTGTTTACTAAATACTCTGTGCCAGCATTCAAAGAGATGGAGAAGAGTATAAAACCTCACTTCCGTCGGGGTGCTGACATAGAGTATACCAGTGTAGACGACTCTGCTGGGACAGGGATCTGTGCGGCACCAGAGAAGAAAGAGTACACTGGTACTTTGGTAAAGGGTATTGGCACTATGCACAAGAGCAATGCCATCCCAATCATTGACGAACAACAGATGAAAGATCTGGCAAGCATGAGGCGATAATGGAAACAATTACTGACATCAACCCACAAGCACTCTATGCCGCTGAAGCAATCAGTGAGTATCTGGAGAAAGACGGACACTCTGACCACGACGTGGAAGGCAACATCCGGTTTATCTGGCAGATGGAGCAAGAAGGTGCGTTGGTCGAACTACACATGATCAAGACCACCATCGACGGTATGTATGCTCTGGCAGTTGCCGACTACGGTGCCAACGGTGAGGTTGCTCGTGAGTGGTCTAAGAAGAACAAAGGGCACTTCAAGAAAGTGAAGAGTCTCCTTTGCCAGCACATGATGGGTCACACCGTCTACGATACCGAGACAGGCACACTGCTCGGTGAGTGAATGGTTTCGCCAAGTCGCAGACAAAGTTCTTCAGGTTCTTTGCTGACACTTTCTTCCGCAAGAAGTATGGTCAACGCGCGCTCGTTCTCGAGACAGTCGCAGGAGTCCCTGGAATGATAGGTGGTATGCTGACCCACCTCAAGTCTCTACGTCGACTTGAACGAGGGAATGGAGGCAAGATCCACGAGTTGCTTTCCGAGGCAGAGAACGAACGTAAGCACCTGATGTTCTTCATGGAGTTAGTTCAACCAACCTTCATCGAACGGACGATCATCGTCGTGGCACAGTTGGTCTTCTGGCATTACTACCTGATCCTGTATCTGCTCTTCCCGAAGACTGCACACCTCACAACCGCATACTTCGAGATCGAAGCAGTGAGATCCTATACTGAGTATTTGGAGTTGATCAAGTCAGGAGAGATCGAGGACGTACCTTGTCCACAGATCGCCATTGATTACTACGAACTGGTGCAGGACGCCAAACTGTCTGACATGGTTCGGTTCATCCGATGGGACGAGGCGAGGCATAGTGACAACAACTTTGCATTTGCAGCAGAGTATTGATTTTTGAAAAGAATTGCGATAGAATTGTTCTATCGTTTAAGAGAAGTATATTATGACAAACAAGAAGTTTAACATCAACCTAGCAGAACTCCCTAAGATCAAGAGGGTGACCGTCGAAGGCAAACGACACTATCAGTTATCCGATGGTGAGTCTCTGGCATACCCTTCAGTCACCACTGTCATCTCCGGATGCAAGAAGACTCAGGCAGGTTTGCGAGCATGGAAGAAGAGAGTCGGTAAGGCAGAAGCACAGCGTATCTCTACGCAGGCATCTACCCGAGGAACTTCTGTCCACCAGTTGATCGAGGACTATTGTCAGGGTCTGGAGTCGGAAGGCAAGATCATGCCTAACGCATTTGATATGTTCACTCGACTGCGTAATGTCGCAGACGAGCACATCGATAACATTCGAGTCATCGAAGGGTTGATGTACTCTGAGCATTTGCGATCAGCAGGCACAGTTGATATGATCGCAGAGTTTGATGGTAAGTTGTCAGTCATTGACTGGAAGACATCCAACAAACCTAAGACCCGATCTATGATCTACAATTATTTTAAGCAAGAAGCAGCATACGCTGTGATGTTCGAAGAGATGACTGGCATTGCAGTCCCTCAGTTGGTAACTGTCATCACCACCGTCTGTGGCGAGTCTCAGGTATTTGTTGAGCACCGCGACGAGTGGATTCCAGGTTTTATAGAGTTAAGGGATCAGTATGAGTTGGAATTGCAGCGCAAGTTGGAATTACAGGATAGGGCATCGTCCTAAGACAGAACCACTTCTGGGTCATATGATCTATGAAGTGTTCTATGATCAAGACGGTAACGTCAAGATGTATACGGTGAATCCGGTTTCTCCCTTTGGAGATATTCCGGACGAGTTGTATGAAGATATGTCTAATATGATGAGAGCATTCGACGAGGAACCTCTCAATCTTGACTACATAGATTACCTGTTAGCAAGGAAGGCAAGGTCCGAAGAGGAATAGTTTCGCCAGTGGGATTGGGTATGGTTACGAAGGCATGACTGGGGTTGATGTCTTGAATGGTTCGGTGCGTCCGAACGGGGTCGTAATCCATTTGAAGTAAAAAAATCTTTTATGACTTTTTTTTACTCATCCGTACATTTCGACGGTATAACTTGTCTAAATAATTCTATCAGAATTGAATGCTCGTTTAATCTGAATTTGTACCGTGGAAAACGTCAGTCCTCCACCTGACTTGATCGGATCGTAGATGCCGCATGCTCATGCGGCATGATTCCCCCCGTCTTAAAAAATCCCTAAATAATCTAAACGTAATTAATTGCGCTCTTAATATAAGACAATCTTCGTATTATAAGAGCAGTCAGTTCTAAATACTATTGGTGATTTGATGCATACCACATGCCTTATGCTTGCTTCTATGAGTCACCAACAAGAGGGGCACGGAAATGACTGACGAAAGGATCTCGGAGGTCGAGACTAAACTGTACACCCACGAAGGCAGGATAAAAGCAACAGAGGTTGACGTTCGGCAGATAGTAGGCAACATCGATAGGATTGAAGACCACATGATTCGTAGTGGTGACAAACCTATCAACTATGGTGCTATCGCGAGTGTTATTGTTGCTTTCCTAAGTGTGATGGGCACGGCGGTCTTTGGCATAACAAATTATGTCGATCAGCAAATCCAGCATGTGAAGGATTCACGTGCGGTCTATGAAATGCGTGTTATGGAAAACGCGGCAGCGGTTGATGAGTTAGATACCATCATCCACGATAGACTCGGTCGTTTGGAGGAACGATCACGTTCTCTGGAAGAGGACGTTCGGGAAATGCACGATTAACCTCTCATAATGAGCGTTCAGTTAAACGCACAACTAATGGGCACCCTTCGGGGTGCCCATTTTCGTTTAGGAAAGGATTCTGTAAGTTGTTGTTTTTGTTCAGGTTTTCAAACTTTGTCTTTGGACCTGAGATAAGAGATAATAGTATCTGAGTTGAGGAGAATGTAATGACCGATACACACACTTTCTGGACCGTCGCACTAAATCGTAAGACCGGCGAGACTAAGAAGTTTATTGGATTCAAGCATCACCTCCGAGCAATTATCTGGTTGAGGAAAGTAAAATGATTGGAAAGAAAACACCCGCTGTATTGGCACTGATGTTCGTCATCTTCAGTTATTCATTAGTTCAAGATGCCCAAGCACAGGCGACCAAGACTATCACTGTCCCTGCGGACACCAATGTGGTTCTGGTCGATTCGACTCACTGTGAACCGATCTACAACGAGAACACGGGAAGTCTATACGTCCCCCGTTGTTGGAAGTTGAAGCAGGAACGCAAAGTCGGATACCTCGAGCGAACTATCGGTCGTACAGTAGAGAATACTGGCACTGAAGTTGAGAACTCTATCAACAACGGTATCGATAATGCCATCCGCAAGATCGGTGAAGAGATCGATCGGGCAACTGGAGTAAGGTAATGCTGATCCACTTCAGCAATAACACCCCGAAGTATGTCAGAGACTTTACATACTTCGCGGCGCGGGAGTTGGGGTTGGATGCTTTACGTGGCGATATCGAGTTTAAGTATTGCCAAGGTTCCATCCAAGAAGAATCTTTCGGGTTGTGTTGGGGAGATAACCGAGAAGCAGAACTACATATCGCAACCCGACAATTCGGTCAGTCGATCAACAGAGAAAACAAACTCAAGACCGTGGCACACGAACTAACCCATGCCCGACAATACCTCAAACGAGAATTGGTTGCAGCGGATGCCGACTCAGTGAGACCTGTCGCTGTCTGGTGCGGTATGGAAGTTCGTTACGAGTTTGCCGACGAGCACAACCAACCATGGGAAGTCGAAGCAAGAGTCTTGGAAGAAAAGATCTATTTGAAGTGGAAAAATAAAAGGTATAAATAGACATATTATTAGGAGTTGCAGATGCCGCAGTTTAAGACAAGAGACGACTTAAAGATTCAACTCGACAAGTGCGGGTACTCTGACGTCACCGACGGTAAAACTTCTAAGACTGTGGTTATCCAGTTACCTAAAGGTGGAGACCGTGAAGGTTCCCTCCGAGAATCTGCGACAAAACTAAAGTCATTCGGTGCAAAGTATAATCCGACGGGCGGGCAATCCTCCGTAGGAAGAACCGAATGCACTGGTGGATTCAACATCGAATGTAAGATCAAAGGTGGCGGTGGATCCGGAGCAGGATCTGACATCACCGAACTTGCCGAGAGTGCGCAATGCGTTTACCTTGCGGCAAAATACAAGAAGGGTCAATACGACCACAAGACCCTCGCAGAAGTCAAATCGTCCTATGACGTTTCTGATACCCTCAAGAGAATCAACGAAAAGATCACCGACGACTGGGTGGATTCGTCCAAACTCGGTGCCGAGATGATCGCGAAGAAGTTCCCGAACTCCAGCAAGAACTATGTTGCGCACCGTGGATCCCGTTGGGTCGACTCTCTCGAGGGTCACTGGAAAGACCTCAACAACGAGGCAGGCAAACCGTTTACCAACCTCAACAAATGGTCTCCTGCGGACATGTACATTGTCTCCAGCAAGGGTAAGACTATTGACCTGACCAAAGCAAAGACTCTGGTCGAGTTGAACACCATGATGCTGGACGCATACAAGTCCAAGGACATCGTTGGTATCTCCCTGAAGAAGATGCGTGGCACTGCCCAGTTCAAGGAACTCAACATCAGCAACAACCGCAACGTGTATGAGTTTGTATCAAGCACCACAGGTCTGCGTGGGTTCTTCCAATCCGGTGACGGATACATCATGTTCAATGGTGGTAAGGCACAGTTCCGAAAGTTCGGGTCAACTTGGCAGGGAGAACTCAAGGGTAAGAACGCAAACATGGGTAAGGTTTCCGGTGGTCCAGTTATTGGGTTTGTCAAAGAATACTTCAAGAAAGATATGACACCTCAACGCGACCTGTCCGTGGCAGACGATGCGACAATAGATCAGTTCTACGAATGGTACAATGCTTGTTCAGACACTCCTGCTATGGACAAGTATGACTTCTACAAGGCAGTCCAAGAGAAGGACATGAATTGGTTTGTCTCCAAGATCATGACCACACAGTTGATGGCAATTGTCAACAACGCACCAAAGAAGCAACAGGACGCATTCACCTCTGGTATGGTAAACTATGCCGCATCAGAATCCATCCTCTCCGGTCCATACTGTAAGGTCTATTAATGGAATCTTTCTTCACACGCGAAGTTCTCTCCGAGCAGAAGAACACTCATATGACGCATATAGAGGACAAAGTTCTCTATGGTGGGGTAACGGGCACTCGTGAGGCGATCAATGCTCTCCGTGCGTTAAGAGACATGCTCCAAGGGAAACACAAGGGAGACATATCCGTTAAGTGGGATGGTGCCCCTGCGATCTTCGCAGGCACTGATCCGAGCGACGGTAAGTTCTTCGTTGCCAAGAAAGGCATCTTCAACAAGAACCCAAAGGTCTACAAGACCAAGGCAGATGTCGACGCAGACACCTCTGGTGACCTGAACGCAAAGATGAATGCAGCACTGGAGTTGCTCCCTTCGATTGGCATCAAGGGTGTCATTCAGGGAGACTTCCTGTTTGGTCCAGGTGACATCTCTACTAAGAACATCGGTGGTGATTCTTATGTCACCTTCCACCCAAACACAATTGTGTATGCACTGCCTGCCAAGAGTGCTGCTGCAAAAGAAGTTAAGTCGGCAAGCATCGGTATCGTGTGGCACACCACATATAGCGGTGAGTCGTTCGAGTCCATGCGGGCATCCTATGGTGTGAACGTCAACGCACTGAAAAAGAGCAGGAAGGTATGGTCACAGGATGCCATGTTGCGTGACGTCACCACTGCTACACTCGACGAGAAGACAACCAAGATCGTCGACGGATACTTGAAGACTGCTGGTACTTTGTTCCAGAAGATCTCGGGCAACACCCTGCGTGAGTTAGAGAAGCACCCAGAGTTGCCACAACTGATCGAACAATACAATAACACGTTTGTGCGTAAGGGTGCTATGCTCCCAGACTCACGTCGTCACGTTATCGGTCTACAGAATTGGTTGACCGGACGATACAAGAAAGAGATCGAAAAGAGAAAGTCGGACAAAGGCAAGAAGGCACAGCAGGCAAAGATGACTGCCATCATGGGTTTCTTCTCGAAGAAGAACACCGCCTCGTTAATTGCTATGTTCGAATTACAAAGAAATATAGTTTTAGCAAAATTAATCCTTATAAATAAACTAAATAAACTTGCGAACATTGATACGTTCGTTAAGACTTCCAAAGGTTATAAGGTGACGGGTCAGGAAGGATTCGTTGCCATTGACAAACTTGGTGGTGATGCGGTGAAGTTAGTTGATAGAATGGAATTTTCCTATAACAACTTCTCACCCGATATACTTAAAGGATGGGATCAACCGAGCAGGAAATAATATGGATTCTTTCAAATCACATATCGAAGGGAAGACCGAAGCACCAGTGGTAGACACTGAGGATGCAAGAGGCACTTTCGCACGCACAGCGCATTAAAGCAAAGATTCGCATGAAGAAGATCAAGAACAAGATCAAACTTGGTCGTGAACGTGCTGCGCGTAAGACCCCAAACATGGACGTGGTGAAGAAGAGAGCGGCACGTAAGGCAAGACTGATGCTGCTCAAGAAACTCACCAAGGGGCAAGGTAAAGACGAGTTATCATTTGCACGCAGATCCGATCTTGAGAAACGTCTGGATAAGATGAAACCAAGGATCCAAGCAATCGCAAAGAAACTCATCCCTGCTGTCCGCAAGCAAGATAGAGACCGTAAGCAAGCACGTTCAAATAAGAACCAGTAACTGCTTCCTATCTATAGGACACAACGGAGTTTACAGATGATCAAGTCATTCGGCGATTACCTCGTAGAAGAAAACAGCATTGCCTTCTTCACGTTTGGTCGCATGAACCCACCGACTTCTGGACACGAGAAACTTCTCGACAAACTCGCTCAGGTTGCCGGTAAGCAACCATACTATGTGTTCCTCTCCCAGACTCAGGATAAGAAAAAGAATCCTCTCGACTATAGTGCGAAGGTCAAGCACGTCCGTAAGATGTTCCCTCGTCACGCACGTCGAGTCCTGATCAACAAGCAAGTAGTCACCCCGTTCAATGCGGCATCATGGATCTACGACCAAGGGTTCAAGCAACTCGTCATGGTTGTCGGTTCAGACCGTGTCCGTGAGTTCACTGCTCTCCTCGAGAAGTATAACGGAGTCAAGGGTCGTCACGGTTTCTATAACTTCAAGAGCATCAAGGTAGTATCCGCGGGAGCACGAGACCCAGACGCCGAGGGTGTCGAGGGTATGTCCGCATCTAAACTCCGATCCTTTGCGACAGACAACGACTTCTCCCAATTCTCTCAGGGACTGGGTGGTCTGTCCACTAAGGACGCTAAGAAATTATTCGTCGATGTGCGCAAGGGCATGGGTCTCAAAGAAGAGACCGTGTTCAAACGTCACATCGAATTAGAACCAGTATCCGAAACTCGAGAGAAGTTTGTCAAGGGCGAGTTGTTTGAAGTCGGCGACCACGTGGTCGTCAAAGAGTCAGACGAAGTCGGCATAATCTCCCACCTCGGAAGCAACTACGTTATCGTTCAACTGAGTGAAGACAAGGTTGTGCGCAAGTGGTTGGATGCGATCGAGAAGATCGACGAGGCATGCTGGAAAGGATACAAAGCAGACGGAATGAAGAAGAAAGGAGACAAGGTTGTTCCTAACTGCGTCCCAGAAACTATGGCACCTTCTTCCCAAGAGTTCATCCCATCCCCGACTGGTGGCCAGCGCAATGCTACCCTGAAGGTCGAGGCAGATAAGGTCAAGCAGGACTCTGACATCAAAGACCGCAAAGGTTCACAACCTGCCAAGTACCACAAAGGTCTGAGCAAAGCGATGAAGTCTCGTCGTGACGCACAGTTCAAGAAGCAGACTAAGATGTCGGACGACGATCCAAAGGCATACAAACCTGCTCCTGGAGACAAGACCACCAAGACCAAACCTTCCAAGTATACCAACGCATTTAAAAAGATGTACGGAGACAAGTAGAGTCTTTAATCTGTATAAATAGATTCATCTATTTTTAATACGGGGTTCTCTACCCATGTCAAGCAGAATCGTATATAACCCGTTTACTGGCAAACTCACCCCAATCCGTGTCGATAGCATCGACGTCGATTCAGACGGAGTAATTGCCAACAGAGTAAACAGTGAGATCGACTCAGGTGTAAGCAACGCAGGTGGCATCATTGCCGTTCACACCGACTCAGTAATCGCAAAGGCGTTGCGTCCAGGTGGAATGATCTTCGATGCGATCGACTCCGACTACGATACCCACACTCGTGTTGCTCTGGACTCCGGCGGTCTTATCAAGCTTGCCGTTGACTCTGACATTGCGGCATTCTTCGCGGCACAAGATCTCGATGACTCGGTAAACATCCAGTCGCAATTTGACTCTGCCTTCCCGTCTGCTTTTGATACCCGATTTGCGTTACAGGACACCCACGACTCTGTAGCAGTTCAAGGGCAGATCGACTCTGCCTTCCCTGCGGCATTTGATACTCGTTTCGCACTACAGGACACCCATGACTCGGTTGCTGTGCAAGGACAGATTGATGCCACAATCGCATCAGCTGATACCCATGACTCTGTTGCCGTTCAAGGGCAGTTCGATTCTGCCTTCCCTTCTGCCTTTGACACTCGGTTTGCCTCGCAAGACCTGCACGACTCTGTAGCAGTTCAAGGACAGATCGACTCAGCAGAAGCAATAGTGCGCACTGCGTCGGAAGGTGGTTACGAACTCACCGGTGGATTCACCGACCGTACCACCGGCACAGCAGGTGCCTCCGATGTTGGTACTGACGTTGAGTATACAGACGCTATGGTAGAAGCGGGGTCATGGTTGAGGTTTGGTCTTGACTCCGCCGCACAGGATTCAAACGACGGTCCATACTGGGCAGACGGTGCTGGTTCTGAATTTGAAGCACCTGGATCTGGTACTACTGCATACAGAGGCAAAGGTCTGTTCTCTGGTTTCTACATGCCACATGGTGTGACCGCACTGTTCAACTTCACAGATGATTCTACCAACTCAACATATAACGAGGCAAAGTCTTCTGGTACTCTTCAGTATAACGCGGCAAGTGGTTCCCTAGACGTATCCCAACTCAACGAAGGAGACTTCGTTAGTGTTCGTTTCGACTTTAACGTCACTCCACAGTTTGCAAACACCACCCTTGAGGTTGGTTTGATTTGGCAGACTCGTGACTCAAACGACGTCGAGACATTCACATTCGCACTAACTGGTGAACCGATCTTTTATGGTTCTGGTACTACTGGTAAGACTTTCTTGAACCGTCCTATCATCACTGCATATTTGGCATCGAACGAAGACGTGAACGCACGTGCTCTTCCTGCTGTCCGTTCTGATCAACCAATCTACATACAACCGCTAACAACTCTGTTTACGGTCGGGAGATAATTAAAAATGAGCATCCGTATTACCAGAAACACAAAGGGTAACTGTATTACCTTTATCGGTTCTTCGCAACCAGCATATTGGAACGCATGTCTGTCCGGTCGAGTAAACCCAGATGACTCTGCCCGAGTCGACGTCATCAACGACGTCCGAACCGTTGACAACAACGATCCAGTCTTTGAGTTCTACGCGGTAGACTACACTGTCTTCCAAGACGCAGAAGGTAACACTTTCGACTCTGCTGGTGAAGCAGCGAAGTACATTACAGAGAAGGCAAACGTACTGACTGATGCGGTAGAACTAACAGCGAATGATAAAGTAAACTTCTCTCGCGACCCAACTAACACTTCCATCCTGACTTCCCTTGGTGACAACTATGGTGTAAACTCGATCAAGGCAATCGCAGCAGATGACGGCACCATCACCATCCGTGAATTCCAAGACGACTCTGGTCAAGACCTCTACCTTGGTCTGCGATCAAACAAAACAAGGATCGGTGGACAGAGTCAAAGTCTAAGTATTAATGCTGTTGTAAACTCTCTGAATGCTCTCTTCTCTGTTAACCCAGTTGGTCTGGGTGTCGAAGACGCGGTCATCTCTTTCCTATACACTCAAGAGACTCCAAGCATCACCTCTTTCGGAGACTGTACTGATTCAGCGGGTGTTGTGACCAAAGGCAGTAACACTGGTTCCCAGCGCAACGATGGTTTCCACACTGACTCTGCCGACAACCTTATCATCAACGCTGGTGACTATTACCAGATCAATACCACCGGATACGACTTCGGTCGTAACTTCCTGTTTGGTCTGTTCAACAAAAACGGCATTGGCGTTGATGCTGCATTCGACAGCAACAGAGGACGTGGAGGTAAACTTGACCTTGGACTGCGCCTCGCTTCAAACGCGGCATATGAAGACGGTCCACACGGTGTTGTAATTGAAGAAGGTTTCTTCAAAGACCCACAGAACTCGACCCAATTCCGTGTAGGTATGAACGCAGATCGTCGCCTGTTCGTGTCGCACTTCTCAACAGAAACTAATGAATATCAGGACGTCGTTCGTTCCGCGTTCCCAGTAGACTCTGGAAATGAGTTTATGCTGGTTGGTTACATCCGATCAGAAAACGGTCAGTTCAACGCAAACGTTCTGCGTAACAAACTTGCGGACTCCGTGTCGGTTGCTTATCGATACATCGAATCACCAGACAATGTTTGGAGATACCCACTGTTCGCGACTCCTGTTGAGGCAGGCGCAGTATCTTTAGCGAATGGCGGTAACGATAGTTCTGAAGCACGTCTGTTTACTGACGATCCTTCTGGATCTACTTGGTATTCCCCAGCGACTGGTTATGTCGAAGACGGTACTTTTGAACCACAAGACAGTGGAGATGTTACTTGGACTGAGATCCCGTCCGCTACTGATGCAGAAGCATCACCACCTGCGTTTAGTATCGCAGATCAAACCTTTACAGAAAATGCTGCTGCCAACATCTCGCTCGGCACTGGCACCTACACTCAGTCATTAGCTGGAGATCTTCCTGCTGGACTGACATATAACTCAAGCACCGGATACATCACAGGTACTACACCATATGTGAGCAAGGATAAGTCTTGGTCTGTGACCCTGACTCGATCCAACGCTTTCGGTAGTACCTCTGACACTTTCGCGATCGCAATTACCAACAATGCGTCACTTGACAACATCACTGGACTCACAACGTACCTAGGAAACACTATCCAACCTGATCTTCTCGAAGACGTAAGTGTCATGGATTCCGACTACGGTTTCTTTGCTGATATCAACCAGAAGTTGGAAAGGGGTCAGCAGGTTGACTGGATCGGAGCACCTGGAGATGCGAATTCTCCGAATGCCCCAACATACCCATACTGGGCAACACCCTTTGTTGGTATCGTTGACTCTACTATGGACAGCGCAGACAAAGCAGCAAACACAGACTCCGCTACTTGGTTGGTTGGATCCAGTTGGGACGTGAGAACAGTTATCTTTGGTGATTGGGTCGGCGGCAATGGAGTCAGCGCATTGGTTGGTTGGGACGACAACGGTAAGGTAGTTGGTTCGGGTTTCGTCAACGTGGACAAGACCTTCAGGATGGCACTGAGCGACTCTGATGGACTTATCCGTTTATATCGTAGTAACGGAAGCGGGTTTGATCTTTTGAAGACCAGTACTACCACCTTTGACTCTGAACAGCGTCTGTCGATGTGGTGGCCGAGTACTTATAATCCACAGAGAGCAAAGATCCCTTCGTTTACTTTCTCCAACATTGGTGCTAACGACTCCACGCCACCTGCTGGTTTCGCTTCTCCTCTGACTCATGGATTGATGGGCGGAGAACTAATCATGGGTGATGGTGATTCTGCTGGAATCACTACTACTTCTGCTGCAACTTTTCTCGATACGCTTGAACCTGGAAAGAGGTTTATCATTCCAAAGGAGTGGATCAATACCAACGTTCTCACCTTGATGAGAGACAGCGGGATGGGTTTCAACACGACCCAGAACGAAGGTGGTAAGGTATTCATCGGTGTTCCAAAGAGAACCGCTGACTTGCAGTCTAACCTGTTCTCAGACTTCACTGCTCACCACCGTTGGGAATACATTTCCCCGAACGGTTCATTCAAACTACAAAAGCAAGCAGTGCACAACACCGGCGGTAGCGGGGGCAATGCTCACGTCCAGATTGGTTCAGATATCATAACCATCTCTACTACAAACTTTGACGACGCATACTACGATTGTGCTCTCGAGTGGGACGGTGAGCAGTTCTACGCCATTCAGTGTAACGTGGGAGACCTGAACCAACAACCTGGAATCGAGAACGGTGGTTCTTTCAGTCGCGTTATCAGTACTGATGACTCTGCTCGTGCATTCACCAACAACGACTATGCATCAGATTCCGCAGTCAACCTTGCGGTCGCGGTCAACAACAACGGTAGAGTCAGACTGCAACGGTCGGGTCTTCAGTTCATCGACATCCCTCTGACTAGCAAAGACTTTGTTGCACACAGAGACAGCGCGGGTGCTGAGTTGACCTTCAACGACAGTGCACTACCAAGAAGTTCTCTGACCCTGACTGCTGGTCACACTTATCGTTTCTACGAGAACCAACTGCCTGATTCTGCAAGGATCTCCTTCGTTACTCAGGCGGGTGACACTCCATACACTACTGGCGTCACCAGAAAGGGTTCGTATCCAGACTATCTCAACTACACTCAGATAGCAGTTGACTCCGCTGTGCCACCACTGAAGATGAGAATCGACAGTGACGCTGGCATTGGCATCAACATCTCTGGTTCATCATACACTGCTCCAATTACTGGCGTCACCTTACTTGGTCCGCAGAATAACATAGACAGTGCTGCTGGTACACTGGACAGCGACTCATACTTCAGACTCAACGAGACTCTGTCTGCGGGTGAGCGTCTTGTACTCAACGGGCAGTTCTTTGCAGACCTCATGAGTAAGTGGGGCACAGCAACAGGTAACATGTACATCGGTCTGGGTCCAGATTCAGACCACGGCGTTGGTTACCAACTCGACCTTCATGAAGACTTCAACCTTATGGGTCCATACCTCAGATTCAGACCTAACCGAGTCTACCTGTACAACGCCAACACATCGCAGGGTGGCGGGTTCAGTAACCAAGGGTCTTATGCAAACCTTGGCGACTCTGACGATAGAGCAGCATCCTCGGCGTTTATTGAAATCAGCGCAGACGGTACAACAATCAGTGCTGGTCTGACCAACGGTACTGATGGTGGCGATGCAACCAGCACTCCTCAGGTCGTATGGCCTGCTAAGAAAAGTTCCACATCAGGGTTCACCATAACTACTGGAGTGAACGTGATCGGTAATTGGTATTCTGGTGGTTCGTCAGATCCGTTCGTCATGGACAGCGTTGATTGGACTAGACTGTATGAGGTAACCACTCCTTCTCTGAACACAGAAATCACCACTGCTTGGAACAAAGCAGTTGACTTCTCTGGTTCGAGCGAGCATATGGTTAAAGTGTCCAACACTAATGCCAACTCCCCTCTCAGGATGGGTGGTATTGGCGGTGCGCATGGCATCGACTCTGATGGAGTTCCTGTCAACTCTGTTGAGGGTGAGTCTTATACTTCCGACGCAAACTTCGCTCGTCCTTGGGCAACTGCTTGTGTGTTCCAGACTGAAGGGCATTCAAGCACTCAGTACATCTGGTCAAACTCAGAAGGTACTGGTTCTACCAACGATGCAATCTACCTGAGAACAGACGCGAACAAGCATCTCTACTTTGGTTGGGGTCGAACTGGAGCATACAACGAATGTCGACTAGCACCGAAGAATGAGGACGTCGATACTTGGACTCTGGACACCAACGAGTGGTATGGAGTTTATATCGGTTCTACTGGACAGCGACACTCTGTGGACAGCGCAGGTGACGACCGTCTCTCCGAAGCATTCGAAATCAGACTCATGTCTAGTGATGAAGATGGTGGTGGTGCGTGGAACAATGACGGATACGACGTATGTCGACCAGCGGGTTGGCAGGCAGGTGCGAACGGTTTCACTACTGGTAACTCTGTGGAAGGCACCTTCCAGATCGGAGCAAGAAACGGTACTGCTCCGTTCCACGGTAAGGTCGCTTCCTGCGTTGTAACCACCCTGCGCAGAAACGTTGCTATGCCATCCGACAATGAGATCACTCAGATGGTTATCGACCCAACTAACTGGTTGCAGAACTACAGGGTCAACGTTGGAGGTTTCGGTGCGACTTACAGAGCACCTGATAGCAAGAACGATGCTACCGCTGTATGGCAGACAAACAACACTGCCTCAGCAGAAGCGACTCAGGTCTACGTGATGGGTGAAGGAACCGGTGATGCTTATCCGAGCATCAGGAACCAAGGATATACTGGAGACACTAGCGTATCTTCGATGACTATGACCAACATGGTATCGAACGATATTGAAACTGTTACTGTTGACGGTCTCACCTGATGTAAAAAACCAAAAGTAGAGTCTCCTGCGAGTATAAATAGATCCGTTATTAGGATTACATTCATTCTCTAGGAGACTCTACAATGGCGTACGAAGCAAAGCGTTTCGGGGTTCAAGAATCCGCATTCGGTAACATGGGCATCCCTCCGCACGACCATGTCAAAAACACCTATTCCGGCAACAACCTCATCTCAGTCGACTACTACCGTGGCGGGGAGCAGGAAAACGGCAAGCATGTTGCACGAATCGAACTAACTTACGACGGCGGCAACCTTCTCACTGTTACACGAACCAAGTAACACAGGTATAAATAACCTTATGAAATTTACTGAATACACCGAACTGCAAGAGAAGGCAACCGCCGGACTTGCTAAGAAAGCAGACAAGTCCGGTATTTCCGTCGGCACACTGCGTAAGGTTTACAACCGTGGTGTTGCGGCATGGAAGACTGGTCACCGCCCTGGAACTACTCCACAACAGTGGGGCATGGCGAGGGTCAATGCATTCATCGTCAAAAAGAAGAAGGGCGGTCTCAACCACGATAAGGATCTTGCGTGAGTTGTTACGACCCAACCAAACATGAGTGGGGCACGGATGCCTCAGTCAAACGTGCAAAGGAATTGACCCCGAAAGAGGGCAAGAAAGTGAAACGCTTTAAAGAGTTCACTAAAGAAGCAACGTATCAGGGCAAGAAGGTTACTTTGAATAAACCTTCTCCTGGAGATGTCAAGAAGTCCAAGGTCTTTGTTGACCCAGACGGCGATGGCAAGGCGAAGAAAGTAAACTTCGGCGACAAGAACATGCGCATCAAAAAGAATATTCCTGCGCGTCGTAAGTCGTTCCGTGCTCGTCACAACTGTGATAATCCAGGACCAAAGGACAAGGCGCGTTACTGGTCTTGCAAGGCATGGTAATGAAAAACAAAGGCAACCCAGTCGCTAAGTATATGCGCAAGTTCAATAAGGCAACCGTCCAGACAGATCGCAAGAAGGCGATGAAGAAGGGCGACCGTAAGCACAAAGGGAGATACGAAGAAGTGTCTGACAAAGAATTCGAACCTCATATGATGTATCACCCAAAGACTGGTGATGCTGTCAAGGCAAAGACTTACCAACAGCACCTTGACCTTGGTAAGAAAGGTTATGGTCACGAGAAACCTGAGACGAACGAAACCTATCGTGCTTCTATGGCATCCCGTGCGGCGGCGAACAAGATGTATGGTCGTCAGCACCCTGAGCAAGACAAACCAAAGACTGGTGTTAAGAAGAAGGCAACTCCTGGACTCGACTCCAAAGGGTCGTATGGTCAAGGACAAGAATCCTACTGCTGCTCGTCGCAAGGCAGGTTCTCTGTCAAAGGCAATCGCTAAAAAGTATGGCACCAAGAAAGAAGAGAATGTAGCAGAAAGTCTTGATGCCGCTCAGAAAGAAAAGCAGGCAGCAAACCTTAAACTGAAGCATGCCAACCAAAGAGTGCAACTGACCAAGAGGCACGAAAAGGAAAAGGAAACTCTGTCTAAGGAGTCAATGGACCCAAGGGACTATACCGACAAGGCAGGTTATGTTGTCGTTGTTACGGGTCGACGTGGCAAGCAGGACATTAAGAACTTCTTCAGCACTAAACCTGCTGCTCAGAAATACGCAGACAAGGTCAACAAAATAAACAAGGTCGGCAACAAAGCAACTGTTCACAAAACAGACGGACGCAAACTCATGAAAGAAGAAGTCGAGAAGGTTGACGAGAAGATGGGAGATGCTGCGCACAAAGCAGCAGTAAAACATATTACTGACCTCGGAAAGAAAAACCGAATGTCGTTCGGGCAGCAACGTATGCACATCGACGATTTTCCTCAGAAGCATGATGCGAAAACACGAGCAGCTGCCAAGACCATTAATAAGAATCAGTTTGGTGGATGGAAGAAGGGTAAAGGTGGTAAGATGACTCAGGAAGAAACCGTCGTAGAAGCAATGTCTGCTAAACTGCGTAACAAGATGAAGGAACTCGCTGGTGGTCAACTGCCACGTTCCTCTGTCGAACTGCGTAAGTTGAAGGCAAAGGCACAAGACGAGTTGCGTGGTGCACGTGCTGCTAAGAAAGCAGAACCAAAGAAAGTCTCTAAGACTTCTAAGGGCAAGACCCACACTGGTTCCGGTGACCCAGCAGACCGCAACATCATCATGCAACTTCGTAAGGCACAGGACGTTGGTGGTAACATGGACATCCGTGTTTCCCCTACTGGTAAGACTGTCAAGTTGCCAAAGGCAAAGATCGATGCTCTTCTAAAGAAGCACGACACTATCCAGAAACCACGTGACAAGCGTATGTTCAACGTTCAACTGACAAAGGCACTTCGTAAACTGTCTAAGTAATACTATGTTTGGAATTGAAAGAATATTGATTATGGGAGCACTGCTTGCCTCGGTGGCAGGCGGTGCTTGGTTTTACGTGACCTCTACTGAAGCAACGATAGAGGAACTGACCGTGAACAACGCCCTGCTCCAATCAATCGCAGAACAAAACAAAGAGACTGTCCGACAGTTGCGCCAAGACATATCCAGTGAGCAGGCAGCAATAGTCGTACTGAACGAGTCACTTCGAAGATCAGAAGAGTCTCGTGAGGGTCTCATTAGAATTTATAGAAAGCACGACCTGACCAGATTGGCAACCGCCAAACCTGGATTGATTGAGAAGAGAATTAACAATGGCACCGCACAAGTGTTTGATGATCTGGAGTCTATTACTCGTAATTAGCGGGTGTACGACTGTTCCAGAAATCCAAGAACGTATCGTATACGTTCCAAAAGAAATCCCCGTCAAGGAACGACCAGAAGCAGTCGACTTACACGATGTCGAGTGGTATGTGGTCACCTCCGATAACGTCGACGACTTCCTCCTCGAATACCAAGACAAGACCGGAGACATGGTGTTCTTTGCCATCTCCGTTCCGCACTACGAGAACCTATCCTTGAACCTCGCCGAACTGCGCCGATATATTGAGGCACAGCAAGGTATTATCGTTTATTACGAAACGAGAGTTCAAGAAGGTATAAATAAAGATACAAATAACTACTCACCTGATCAGGAGTAACACCAAATGGACATTAAGTCTATCGAAGCAACTTGGAAGGCATTCCAAGAAGTACAGGAGAAGAAACTCTCCGCAAAGCAGAAGAAGCATTTTGACAAAGACAAAGATGGCGACATCGATGACGAAGACATGAAGATGCTGAACAAAGAAGAAGCACCTGCTGACCCAGTTAGTCAAGCACCTGCTCGTAAGGGTGACAAGAAGAACTCTGAGAAGACCGCACTGAAGGCACAGACCTCTTGCGAAGGTGCTGAGTTCGAAGATGCCCTGCTTGCTGTTGTTGCAGAAGTTCTGGGCGAGAAGATGTCCCAAACTAAAGGCGCAACTTCTGGCGAAGGCATTGCTGATAAAGAGTCTCCAAAGTCTAAAGAGTTCATGGACATGCACAAGAAGTCCGACAAAGATCTCGAAGACAAAGAAGAGCAAGGTCACAAGGACGTTCAGAAAGTCACTGACAAGACTCCAACTGCGAAAGATCGCGGTGGTGACCAACTTGCAAACGGCGACAAGAAAGTCGTTAAGTAAAACCCAAAAACCTATAGGATGATTATATCATGGTAGAATTAATTGTAATTGGGACCATCGCAGCTGCGATGGGATTATGGTTCTGGCAAGGTCGTAAGGTCGAAGAAAAGGTAGAAGATACCACTGCCGAGATCGAAGTGACTCTACCAGAAGTCGAAGAAAAGGTAGAAGAGACCACTGTCGAACCCGAAGTGACTCTACCAGAAGTCGAAGAAAAGGTAGAAGAGACCACTGTCGAGATCGAAACCCGAAGTGACTCTACCAGAAGTCGAAGAAAAGGTAGAAGAGACCACTGTCGAGATCGAAGTGACTCTACCAGAAGTCGAAGTCAAGGTAGAGATGCCCGTCGACAAAGAACTCTCTAAGATGACCAAGGTCAAATTGGAAGAGTTTGGTCGTACTATCGGAGTAGAACTCGACCGTCGTAAGACCAAGGCAAACATGATTGCCGAGTTACATAAGAAGCGTGACGCATAATTCGAACATCTTACCGTTACACTATATAATGGTATGATAAACGAAATTAATGAAGATAACTTTCTCATCTATGCTGCGAAGAACTATTACAGTCCTCGTGCCATAGATGCGGAAGAGTTTTACGAAGAACTCAATCGGTTCAAGTACATCAAACGATTGGTGAACAGGTACACCCGAGGAGGGGAACTATGTGAGAGGTTGATCCTAAACCACATCACTATTCTCCTAAACGTATTCGGGAACGAACCTGCTATCCTTATGCTGATGTTCAAGATCGGGGGTGACGATCTATCCATCATTAAACCGTTCCTGATATACTTGAAGGCAATAAGAGAGGGAGACCTCACGAACATTGAAGTGGACCAATGGGTGGTCCAGAAACTGGAAAGCATCTAATGGGCATATTGTCGAAAACTGGAGACCTCGTCTACACGCTACGCTTCCTGCGTTTGCTGACGACCAAGTTCGAAGATACCACTGCCTTTAAACTCGGTCTCATAGACAAAGACGGCAAGAAACTCAAGAAAGCAGAATCCTCTGAAGAGAAATCTGCATACAACTCGTTCCACCGTATGGTCTTCAACCTCAAGAAATTACTCGCTAAGGTTCCAGGAGGTTCAAGCAAACTTGCCTCCTATGCGTCCGCTCTCTTCCTCATAAAAGAGAACCTAAGACTATCGGACTCCTCTATTGAGAAGATTAACGAGGCGTGTGCTCTGGACCCTCTCGAGAGTCTAACGGAAGGTTCCCAGTGGTTCTGCGCAAAAGACGGGATGCTATCCCCAGGAATCTACTCCCTGTCGAATCCTAAGATGGTAAACTCTACCTGCGAAGAAATTTGTAAGGCAGGAGACAAGATTCGGGTTGCGTCAGACGCATACCCTGTAGACAATATTCTCGGGCAGGACATCTTCGAGGCAGTCCACCTTCCAACAAACCAAGCAATCTACGTCGCAGTAGGAGAACTCAGACGATGAAAAAGTTTAAAGAGTTTACAGAGGAGATGACTACAACTGCTGACGCCGGTATCCCAGCAGACACTGCTAACATGCAACCAAAGAAGAAGCGTCGTCCGGTCAGTCGTCGATTTATCGAAATCATGGGAAAGATGCGTCGTATCGAGAAATAGTAAAAAAGTCACATCGTCAGTTCCTATATAATATTCCACCCCTGAAGCAAATGAGACAATTAGAATGGCAAAGCAAGAATACCTTGGGGTCGAGATTGACCTTTCGCGTGATGACCTATTTGACGAACTAGGTATTCAAAGATTAAAAGAAAGTTATATGCGTGAAGACGAAACGTCTCCGCAACAACGATTTGCTTTCGTCTCTCAGAAGTTTAGTTCTAACCCAGAACACGCACAACGACTCTACGATTACGCATCCAAACACTGGTTGTCTTACTCGACCCCGATCCTCGCATACGGGAGAACGGGTAAGGGCATGCCAATCTCCTGCTTCCTCAACTTCATCGAAGACACTGCTGAAGGTCTGGTGGGTAACCTGTCCGAAACTAACTGGTTGTCCATGATGGGTGGCGGTGTAGGTGTCGGGTTCGGTATCCGGTCATCAGACGAGAAGTCCACCGGAGTTATCCCACACCTCAAGACATATGACGCGTCGTCACTGGCATACCGTCAGGGCAAGACTCGTCGTGGGTCATACGCGGCATACCTCGACATCTCCCACCCAGACATCATTGAGTTTCTGGAGATGCGCAAACCGACTGGTGACCCAAACCGTCGTTGCCTAAACCTGCACCACGGCATCAACATCTCTGATCGTTTCATGGAGTTGATCGAGCGTTGCATGACAGACACTGACGTGGACGACGGGTTCAACCTGTGCGACCCACACTCAGGGGAAGTTCGTGAAACTGTTTCAGCGAGGGCACTGTGGCAGAAGATTCTCGAACTACGCATGGAGACAGGAGAACCATACCTGCACTTCATCGACACCAGCAACCGTGCGATGCCTGAGTTCCAAAAGAAACTCGGTCTGAAGATCCACCAGTCCAACCTCTGCTCGGAAATCATCCTGCCAACTAACGAGGAGCGCACTGCTGTTTGTTGTTTGTCCTCGGTGAACCTTGAGCACTATGACGCATGGAGCAAGAACGACTTGTTCCTCCGTGACATGGCAGAGATGCTGGACAACGTGCTACAGTTCTTTATCGACAACGCACCGGACGCAGTATCTCGTGCCAAGTTCTCTGCTGGTCGAGAGAGATCGATCGGCATCGGGGCACTTGGGTTCCACGCATACCTACAGAAAAAAGATCTTCCATTCGAATGCGCAATGGCAAAGGTCACCAACAACCGAGTGTTCTCACTAATCCGCAGGAAACTCGACGAAGCAAACTTAGAATTAGGAAAAGAGAGAGGAGAAGCACCAGATGCGCAGGGCACGGGTCGTCGTTTTAGTCATGTCATGGCAATTGCTCCAAATGCAAGTTCTTCCATCATCATGGGGAATACCTCGCCGTCAGTTGAACCATGGAGAGCAAACGCATATCGTCAGGACACTCTCTCAGGCGCATTCCTGAACAAGAACAAGTACCTTGACAGACTTATCCTAAGTAAAATTGAGTCGGGCGAAACCAAACAGGACTACGACGAGATCTGGTCCAGCATTATCGCAAACGACGGTTCTTGTCAGCACCTCCGTTTCCTGACAGACGAAGAAAAAGAAGTCTTCAAGACTTCAATGGAGATCGACCAGCGTTGGGTTATCGAACATGCTGCTGATAGGCAGAACTTCATCGACCAGTCGCAGTCACTAAACTTGTTCTTCCGACCTGACGTGAACATCAAGTATCTTCACGCAGTCCACTTCCTCGCATGGAAGAAAGGTGTGAAGACATTATACTACTGTCGTTCAGAGAAACTCGGCAAAGCAGATAAAGTATCTGCGCGCATTGAACGTCAGGTGATTAAAGAAATTGATATGAGTGCACTCGTGAACGACGAAGAGTGTATCGCCTGCGAAGGGTAATGAGAAACTACAACAAAGAGTTCATCCTCTCTCCCGAAGAACTGAAAGAAGCGACCGACTATTGCTCGGACATTCAGTGGGATGAAGTGTATCAAGACTACAACCTCTTCGACCTCCAACGCCACGATGTGTCGGAGTACGAGGGGTTGGGTTTCGCAAAGAGACTACAAGAGTATTCAGGTAAACCCGACTGCGTTGGGTTCTACTATCTGAGATATATCCCTGGTTCTTTTACTAGGGTGCATCAAGACCACGAATCATCGATGACTATCGTGACACTTATCGATAGTAAAGACCTCGTGGGTGGAGATGCGATTGTTCGTCATGAGTACACAGCACGTGAAGGTGGCAGACCGGCAACAATGAAGTGTTGTAGAAACAAGAACGAAAACGAGAGACCACCATACGGACAGGAAATGATTTTGGATGTCCTTCCTATGGAGGTTGGTGAGAGTTTGGTCTACGGTAACGACCTATCTCACGGTGTATCTTTGGTGCATGAAGGGCAACGGACTGTTCTTATCACATGGTTCAAATAAGGCAAAGTAATGGCAAATTTTAACCTGACAGACGAACGAGAATACTTTAAACCTTTCAACTATCCTTGGGCATATGAGGCATGGTTGAAGCACGAACAATCACATTGGTTACACACCGAAGTTCCTATGGCAGAAGACGTCAAGGACTGGCAGAGAAAACTCTCTAGTGAAGAGAAAGCGTTCCTCACTAACATCTTCCGCTTCTTCACGCAGGGCGACATCGACGTTGCTGGAGGTTATGTCGACAACTATCTCCCATACTTCAAGCAACCAGAAGTCCGCATGATGTTGTCGGGTTTCTGTGCACGTGAAGCACTGCACGTTGCGGCATACTCTCACTTGATCGAAACTCTGGGCATGCCCGAGTCGACATACAATGAGTTCTTTGAGTATGAGGCAATGGCAGAGAAGCACGACTACTTCATGAACCTATCCAAGAGCAACGGGACGAAAGAGTCTGTTGCGACCAACATTGCTGCGTTCTCCGCATTCACCGAAGGCATGCAGTTGTTCTCCTCTTTTATCATGCTACTCAACTTCCCACGTCACGGCAAGATGAAGGGCATGGGTCAGATCGTAACTTGGTCCATCGTCGACGAGACTATGCATGCTGAGTCTATGATCAAGTTGTTCCGCACCTACGTTGAAGAGAACCTTGAGATCTGGAACGACGATCTCAAATCCCAAATCTACGTCATTGCTGAAAAGATGGTAGAGTTGGAAGACAAGTTCATCGACCTAGCATTTGCGATGGGTCCAATGCAAGACCTGACTGCTGCTGAAGTTAAGACCTACATCCGATACATCTGTGACCGCCGACTCATCTCTCTGGGAATGAAGGGCATCTTCAAAGTTAAGAAGAATCCTTTGCTCTGGGTTGAGGAGATGATCAACGCACCGACCCACACAAACTTCTTCGAGAACCGATCTACGGACTACGCACGTGGTGCTATGAGTGGTGACTGGAATGATGTGTGGGGAGCAGCCTCCTAAGTAATCCAAGACTATTTGGAACCGTGTAATGGAAGAACAAGTATTTGACATCGTATGTGATATGTGCGAGACCACAACAGAAGTAATCGTGCATGATGTGGACGAGTCACCCTGTTTCTGTCCTATGTGCGGCATCCCAGTAGAAGCGTGAGTTGGACATATAAGGGAGAGGCATTCTCTCCTGCGTATGAAGACCTATCCGATTGGGTTGGGTTCGTTTACGTCATCACAGAAAGGTCGACAGGCATGAAGTATGTCGGTAAGAAATTCTTCCACCGGAAGAAGACTCTACCAGTAACAAAGACTCGAAAGCGTAGGAAGCATACGCGAGTAGAGTCTGACTGGCAGACCTACCATGGTAGTTCTACTACCGTACAAGCACTCCTAGAAGAGCACGGTGAGCAGGCGTTCGACCGAGAGATCCTGCGTCTCTGCAAGACCAAAGGAGACTGTGCTTACTATGAAACCAAGGAGCAGTTTGATCGTGAGGTTCTAACCCGCGACGACTACTACAATGGCATAATCAACTGTCGCATTTCGAGAAGTCACCTGTCTCAGAATAAGTGACATATTTGCCTTTCCTATATAATACTATCGACTGAGGAACTTCATTATGATTACCGAAAACCAGAAAGGTCAATCCAAAAGGGTTGAATTGTTCGAACTGCTAGAAAAAATCTCGAAAGAGACTTCAAGAAAGGAAAAGATTATACTTGTGAAAGAGTTTGCTACACAATATCCTTCCTTCGCAGACTACCTGCGCTGCGTGTTTGATACACGTGTTCAATTCCTATTACCTGAAGGTCGTCCACCCTTTGACTCTGCCCAAGAGCATTCGTATCCATCGACTTGGCATAGAGCACACAAGCAACTGACATACTTCGTTAAAGGTCTAAAAGCAGATCATCTCCACGCATTGAAGCGTGAGACAATGTTTATCGGTATCTTGGAATCAGTGCACCCAAAGGACGCAGAAGTCCTTATTGATATGGTTGCAAAGAAATCCTCAGCAAAAGGTTTGACTGAAAAGGTCGTCCGTGAAGCAGTGCCTAACCTGCTTCCGGCGTCTGAGTAAGTTTAAGAGTTCAGACAGGAGATAATGCCTAACTGATAAAACCGTGAGAAGTACCTACTTTATGTTCTTTTGAATAAACCGACACATTAGGAGTCGCCTATGGTAAGCACCAATCAACTAGAACGTTTACGCAAGGACAGTGCAGAGTTGGATAATTATATTCACAAACTCAATAAGAAGGGAAAGCAATCCCTCGCACATAAGGTGGAGAAGAAGAGAGATTATCTCGATAATTATATCTCGGAACTCCAAGACTCTCTCACGGTAAATAATCAATAAGGAAGGTGATCATATCTCGTGCCCCCACTTCGGTGGGGGTATCGTCACCTCTCTCCTCCCCTCTCTTAAATAATTTATCCTTTTGTCAGAAAGTGCTTGACGATTCATTCTATATGCTTAAAATAAAGAACATCGTCTGCGGGAAATGACATACTACTCTAAAGGACTACGATATGAGTGACGAAGAAGGTAAAATTATTTCTCTAACAGAGGTTATCGAGAGCAAGGTAATCAAAGAGAAGGAATTAGAATTCTATCGAGAGCAACTGGTAGAAATTCAAAGGAAGATCGGTTTCCTCGAACTAGATCTTAATCTTACCAAACAAATAATTGGATTAATCGAGAAGGAGTCTATAGTATCTATAGATAACTCTGTGCCACTAATTGGAGTAGACCCAGATGCCGACGTATGATTTAAAGAATACGAAGACCGGAGAAGAGAAAGAAGTAATTTGTTCGTATGACTCTATGAAGGAGATGTGCGAATCAGGAGAGTGGGAGCAGTTCCATTCTTCAACCGCATCACTTGTTACCCATGTTAATGGGACACTAAGTACAACAAGCGAAGGATGGAAGGACGTCCTGCGTCAAACAAAGAGATACTCTGGTCGCGGTAACACCATTAAGGTCTAATGTTCACACCTACTGAAAAGAAAGTGCGTAACTATCGACGCACCCTAAAGCAGCACTGTAAGAAGAAGACTACTAGGTCTGGAGATACAGTTGAGTGCAGAT